GTCTCATAGGTGTTGTGAGATATGGTGAGGGGCGCGGGCGGGTGCTGGATGTGGAAGCGGTTGAGACTCGGGCACCATCACGGGCGCCTTCACAAGTAAGAGCGGTGACCGATCCGATCAGCGGATCAATTCACCTAGTGATGAATATACCTTCGATTGTCAACCCGTGCGGCCCAGCACCTTCATCGCGTGCCGTTCCGCAGACGACCGCGGCTTCTCCTCCGCCGGCTGCCGGTCCGCAGCCGTCGGACGCGGCTTCGGCTTGGGCTTCGCCGACTGGAAGAACTCCGGGTACTCCTGGCGCAGGGTGTTGACCTCGGCTGCCAGTCCGATCACCTCGCCGTCGTCGTCGACGGAGACCGAATCAAGGTCCAGAAGCTTGAGCATTCTCTTGAACCGGGCTTCCCGCTTCTCGTCGTCACCCTCGACTGCGGCAAACGCCCCCGCCTCGGCGAAGGCTGCACGAGCAGCGATGCGAACCAGCGGACTGCGGAATTTGGCTTCACCCTGCTCGCGGGCCTCGCGGAGGGCCTTCTCGTGGTCGGTTTCGTTTGAGCGGGCGGCCTCCTCCAGCTCCTTGTTGCGGAGCCGGTGCCGCTTGCCGTCCTCGTTGGCCTTCTTCAGCGCGGCCTGAGTCTTGCGCCACTCGGCCTCGGACGGCGGCGTGAACGGATCGCTCTGCTCGTCTGGCTTCTTGTCGGCGGGCGGCTTGGGCTTGGGTGCCTCACTGTGCCCGGCCTCCTCACCGTCGTCGCTCGCGTCGCTGGTCGACTCGTCGACTTCCTGCTCGTCTTCGGTGTCGTCCGAGACGTTCATCGCCGTGTCGTCGTGGTCACTCATGTCGTGCTCCCATCTCGGGGTTGCGGGTTACCCATCACGGGCCTGTCGGTACGGTGCGGTCCTGGAAGCGGCCGGCCGCTACGGCGAGCCGCGCGAACTCCTCCACGCTGCGCGGGAGTCCGGCTCCGGCACGCAGGAGTTCACGGGCGGCACGTATGCGGGCGGCCCCGGATTCGGTGGGCAGGGACCAGCCGCGGGCGATGGAGCGGCGGGCCTCGCGGCGTACCGCGTCCGGCATGGAGATCACGCCTTCCTGCGCCCAGTCGTCCTGCCACGCCACGATGCGGCAGCGGCAGTTCGGGTGCAGGGGTGGCGACTCCACTGGCTCCTTGCGACGGCCGCGCTGGTTCGGATCCCAGGACAGGCCGGCGGGGAAGGGCGCGTCGGCGGCGACGGTGAGGCCGGCGTAGGCGGCGCAGTTGACGCAGGCGTCGCGTTCAGCAACCCACAGCTTCTTTGCCCCGGTGTGGTCGATGGCGGCCTGGGCGGCTTCGTTGACGGCCTCGCCGACGACAGTGGTGATGTGGGTGCGGACGGCGCTGGTGGCGCTGCGGGCTACACCGATACCGGTTTGTGCGTCGGACAGCCGCCGAACGCGGTTCGGGCGCAGCATGTCGAGGGCTCGGTCACGGCGCTCGGCCACAGCGTCAGCGACAGCACCGACGCGGCTGCGCAACCCCCTTGAGGGGCGGACCGATACGGCCCGCCGGTTCCGGCCGGTGGCCTCATCGAGGAACGCGGCATGCTGGCGGGCGCCGAGCCGCACAGCCTCGAGGAGGGCATCACTCAGGGCCTTCTCGGTACGCGCACCGAGGGGTCCGAGGATGCGGCGGATAGCCGCACGGATGGCGGCAAGGATGCGGCGCAGGACGCCCGGGTTGGACGCTTCCGCCTGGACGCCGCCGAAGGCCGTGACCCAGGCGGTGATGGACCGTCGGGCAAGGACGTCGAAGCGGGCGTCGATGCCACCAAGGGCGCGGGCGGCGATGCGGTTCTCGAGGGCGCGGACTTCGTCGGTCTGCTCGCCCTGGATCAGGTCGGCGAGGTGTGCGCTGTCGGCGCGGCGTCGGGCCATCACGTGCGGGCCTGCACGTCGGCGAGGAGTTCGATGTCGGAGAGGGCTCCATTGAGGAGGGCCTGGGCCTGCTCGTTGCTGACGACATCGAGGGTGGCGGCGGCGCCGAGCTTCTGGGCGCTGTCCGCGACGGTGGCGAGGATGTCGACGCGGCGCTGGAGTTCAGCGTCATCGACGCCGGACAGCCATTCGTCGACCTGCTCCTGCCGGTAGCCGGCCTCCATGAGGGCCTGACGGCGAGGCACACCGTTCTTGATTTTCTCGCCGACGGTCTGCCATCCCGTCTGGTCGTCGACTGTAGCGGCCGGCGCCCACCGGACGTCGACGACGGCGTCGGGCATGTCGAGGAGGTCCAGGGCGAACTCGAAGGCTTCCCTCCAGGTGGCGCCGAAGGCGAGTTGCCGGTTGCGGACCTTCCGCACGAACGGTGCTTCCTTCACACGTAGCGACTCGCCCGACGGGACGTCGCCGGAGGGGTCGAAGAGGGACAGCGGGGTGGTGGAGATCTGCGCCATGGCCCGGATCTCGAACATGATCGGGTCGAGGAACACGTCAGGCTTGGCCGCTTCCAGCTGGCCGACAGCCTTGTAGCCGCGCAGCAGCCACACCTCGCCCGGCCCCGCTTTCAGGCTTGAGTCGTCGCCGGTGTCGGTGGGCCCGGTGTCGGCGTCGTGCTCGGGGAAGTCGTCGAAGTCGCCGGGCTCGAGGTCGGATGTGTCGGTGGTGGCAGCGTCGGTGAGGGCGAAGCGCTGCGGGAAGCCTTGGTAGTCGACGGTGCCCATGTGGGTGATGGACAGTTTGTTGATGGCGTTCTGTGGGCCGTAGGCGCCGATGTGTTCGGGCTTGCCGTAGGGGCGGGTGGTCCGGAAGTGGAAGACGGGGGGCCGCCCGTAGTCGTGTTCGAGGGTCCACGAGTCGGGGTCTTCGGCTTCTCCTTCGTCGGTCGCGGCGAGCCAGTGGACCCAGTCTCCGGACTGCTTGCCGTCCGCTCCCGGCTTCGTGGTCCAGCGTTCGACCCGGTCGCCGTAGAGGAGTTCGGCACGCTGCACTTTGCCGAGGGTCCGCGTCTCGCACCACTGCTTGACCACGTAGTCGATCTCGCGCGGGTTCTCCTCCGAGTAGATCGCGCGCACGGTCTGCGGGGAGTTGTAGTGCATCTCTACGCCGATGACTTGGCTCTGGTCGTCCTCGATGGGGAGGACGAAGAGGTAGCCGTCGCCGAGGGTGCAGGTGTTGCGGTGGATGTCGGGTGCTTCGAGGTCGAGGCCGTTGTCGGCCCAGATCTTCGCGATGGCCTCGGTGTGGGCGTCTTCGGCGCCGGTGATGGCGGCGATCTCGAGGCGGTCGACGACGGCGTCGACGGGGGTCTTGGCGAAGTTGAGGCGGAAGTCGACGCCGGTGTCTTCGAGGGCGCGGCGCAGCCGGGCGGAGGCGAAGATCTCGGGTACGTCACCGTCGTAGTAGGACTGCGCTTCGCGGTAGTCGGGGCGTGCGTCGTCGAGGGCCTCGATCCCGTACATCAGGTCACTCAACGACACAGCGGCCACCCTTCGTCCAGGCAAGCATACGCCGCTACCTTCGAATCAAAGGTAGCTTGCGCTCGCAGCCTTCGTAACCTGCCTCTTGGGCGGCTTCAGGAACCGGAGTACCGGATTACCGACCGCGTCAACGAGGTCGTCGTTGAGTCCGTTCGGGAAGGCGCACATCTGCTCTTCCAGCGCAGGGAGCGGCTCAGCGTGCACCACGCGCGACGGCAGCAGTTGATACAGGTTCAAGACCCGTCCGGCCCGTACTTCCTTCGGCTCCGAGTTGGAGAATGTGATCACCCGGACCGGCATGTGATGGAAGACCTCATGCCAAAGGTCGCCGCCTTGATTGCTCTCAACGAGGATGGCGCCGATGTCCGGGAAAGAGTCGAGGATCTGCAGCGCCCGCTCACGCAGTGCAGCACCCTTCAGCTTTACGGCTTCGGCATGCTGGACCAGGCACCGAGCCGGCATGGCGGGGCGCTGCTCCGTGGCGCCACGGGCGGGCGCATACCCAACGACAGCGAAGCCCGTGTAGTCCGACGTGTTCTTCTTGGTCACAGCCCCATCGACGGACAGGTACTTGTGCGCCACCGGGAAGTGGCCGTATGTGAAGTCGTCCTCGGTCCAGTAGTCGGAGTCGGCGCTGGACGGCTGGTTCAGGAAGTTGAGCTTGAACGATCTCGTCGCCCGCACCTGTCGCATGTAAGCCATGGGCCACTTCGCCGGCCAGATGGAGCGCTCACCCCTGTCGGTCTGGATGATCGGCTCGTAGTAGTGGACCCGGAACTTCTCTTCCTTGATCCAAGTGGCGGGCTCTTCAGTGGTGGTGACGCTCTTCACGCACTGATGAATCAGGCCGCCCGCCATGGTCGTTGTCCCAACGACGACACAGCGCGCGAACTCCGAGAGGGGCAGGATGACGTTCTGGAGAGTCGAGAGCCGCTTCTTCGCCTGATGCACGGAGTAGTTGGCTTCTCCGCTCTCGATATCGTCGGCGATCAGGATGTCGGGGCGCTGGCGGCCGACCTTGAGACCCAGGTTTCCCGAGTCGATCCCCCTGGCTGCGAACGTGAACTCGTTCGCCATCTGGATCTGAGACTGGCGATCCGCAACGACTGAGCCGCGGGGGCGCGTGGCTGGCGTCGTGAGGTCGGGGAAATCTTCCCGAAGGAGCCGATTGCCGTCCAGTTCGGCCTTGAAGGTAGCCAGGTGCGTTTCCGCCTGCGATGCGCTATCCGAGAAGGCCGCGACGAAGTGTGCGAAGCCGTGAGCGGCAGCCCACATAGGGATGATGAGGAACCACCATGTGCTCTTGGCGCTCTCTCGAGGGCTGACGAACACGTCTCGAGAGCTGCGGGGTTCCGTTACTGGGCGCACCCACTGTCGGGCTTGCCGCGCCCAGTCGAGATGGCAGTCGGCGAGGGTGATCTGGTCGCCGGTCTGCTTCCCCTTCATGTGGTGGGACAGATACAGAAGTCCGAAGAGGAGTGGATCGAGGCGCGTCAGCGCCTTCCTGCCATCGCCGCTCGCCAGGAGGCGCTCATCGACATTGGCCAGGTAGGCGTCAAGATTGAAAGTCTCCGAGTTGTACGGCTCGCCCGTCTCGGGGTCATGGAGGTACGCGATCACGGAGCCTCCACCGTGCCGGCGGCGCGACCTCCGAGGTAGCTGATCGCCCGGTCGAGTCGGGCCGTGTCGTCACGGAAGTACCCGAGTCCACGGTTGCAGTCCATGCAGAGCAGCCCCCGAATGCACTTGCCGCAGGTCTTCTTGCTCGGACAGCAGTTGTGGTCGTGGTCCACTGCAAGCATGCGTCCGTCGCTCTCCTCCGCTACACCACAGACTGCGCAGCCTCCACCTTGGGCCGACAGCAGCGCCTCATAGCCGGTAAGGGTGATGCCGAAGTCACGCCTGAGTTGGATATCGCGGTGACATCTGCGACAGGCTCCTGAAAGCCCGTCCGAGGAGCGGACGTTGCGGTGGAAGTTCTGCACTCCCAGCCAGACCGTGCAGCGTCGACACTGCTTACGCCCGATATCATCGCGCTCGCGTTGATCCTTGGAGACGCGGAGTGGCGCGAGCGTCCGGCCTTCCGCCTGTTGCTGATAGTGCCCGGCACAGAATCCTCGCGACAGGTGCGGGCGACCGCAGCCCTCGAAGGCGCACTGCTCCGTCCCGTCTCCACGCCGCCGGAGCTCGGCGGAACCGACATGCCCCTTAGTCCGCCACCTGCCGTAGTGAGCCGAGCACCAGCCCCTTGACCAGGCTGGCCTGACGCAGTCCGTAACAGCACACGGAGGGGCTACCGCCTTGCGTCGTTCAAGCCCGGCGTTCCGATGCTGGACCTCACAGGGCCGGCAAAGGTGATACATGGTGGCCCGGCCGCGACGGCGCCTGATGCGGAACTGTTCTGGCTCATCCAACTTGCTTCGCCCGCAAGCGGTGCACTGAGTGCTGGCCGGCTTCCCGGGGGTACGCTTCGCCATGTCGATCTCCTCTGTAGATCGGCCATGCCCCGGGGGTGTTGGTAGCACCCGCCGGGGTCTCGTGTCTTCACGTGTGGCTCTATTCTCCCAGCTCAGCACGGGAGTTGTGCGGGCTTCGGTGCGGCTCATTCACTCGTCTCGCCCCTGATTGCGGCCTCTTCGGCGGCGTTCTTCGCCTTGGCCTCACGTACCAGTTCTGCGAGTTCGATGTCCTGCTGGGTGACCTCGGTGACGGTGGCGTCGACGCGGACGGGCATGTCGGCGCCGAGGAGGCGGCGGATGGATTCGCTGACCTTGCGACGCTGCTCCTCGAGGCGAGTGAGCCGGTCGACTGCCTGAAGGATGAACGTGTCGTCCTCGACCGTCTCCTTCTCGCCGGTCTCCGGGTTGAGGACGCGAATGACCTGCCCGTTGTTGATCGTGATGTGCTTGCGCGCCATCACAGTGCGGACTGACTCCGCCATGTTGTGGAGGCGTTCGAGGCTGGCTTCGAGTCGGGCGAGTTCGACGACCCGGTATTCGTCGACGCGGGGGTCGACGCGGCGTGCGCATTCCTCGCCGATGAGGTCGCGGGCGACGTTGTAGGAGATGCGTTTGCCACCGGTGGGCCCGTCAGGGTCGGTGGTGATGCGGTCGATGGCGCGGAGGCTGTGGCCTTGGGCGCGCAGCTCGAAGCAGATCTCGGCTTGCTCGGCGCGCGTGGCGCTGTTGGGGCGCGTGTACGGCCTGGGTCCGCCTGCCATTCCCACCCTCCCACTACCGTGGATTCTTCAGAATCACAACACCGTCACCTTCGAATCGTAGGCTATGCGGCCTGATTAGTCGCCTACTCCCCTACCGCAGCATCCGCCCCAGGCGCACCATGGAAGGCATGGCAGCGAAGAGGAAGCCCAAGCTCGGCACCGGCAAGCGGTTCAAAGCCGTCGGGGCATCCGCCCGCAAGTCTGGCGCCCGCAACCCCAAAGCCGTCGCCGCAGCAGTGGGCCGCAAGAAGTACGGAGCGAAGAAGATGGCGAAGATGGCCGCCGCCGGACGACGGCGCACAGCGAAGAA